CAAAGACTATGAATGGTGGTATAAAGTACAACCAGGTGATGTAGTTGTAGACCTTGGCGCATGTATTGGAATGATGTCTGCAGATTCACTTGATAAAGGTGCATCAAAAGTTTATATGGTAGAAGGCAATAGACACTTATTAAAAACAGCTATTAAAAACGTTTCTGAATATATGATGAATGAGCCTAACCCAAAAGTGTATCCTATTAATGCTATTATAGGATCTTCAAAAGGCGTTTATATTACAGTAGAAGATGAAACTGTAAAAGCTGATGTAGATAAAATGTCGTTCAAAGAATTGGTTGATCTCTATAACATAAATAAAATAGATTTCTTAAAAGTTGATATTGAAGGTGCCGAATATGACGTTTTTGTTGAAGAAAATCTAGAATATATGATGAATAATATTAAACATATTGCAATTGAAATTCATACTCACGGAAATTTAGATAAATTTTTTCGATTTAGAAATACATTCCTAAAAGCTTTTAGAAATTCTAGAGATCATGTTATTCGAGGAAAGAGCTCTTTTAGTCCAGAATTTATATGGGATGACGATAAAATAACAAATTTACCGATTGAAAGATCTTATTTCATGCTATACATTACGAGAATTTAGTTATGGATAAAAATTATAAAGCATTGAATGAAAACATCGATTGCGGAACATTAAGTATTCACCACATTTCGAATATGAGAGAAGAGTTTTTTGTAACAAAAGACTATGAATGGTGGGGCAAAGTACAGCCAGGTGATATTGTTGTAGATATTGGTGCATGTGTTGGTATGTTTTCTTGCTTAGCACTCGATGAAGGTGCTTCTAAGGTATACATGGTTGAGCCAAATAAAGAATTACTTAAACTTGCCATGAAAAACACTCAAGAGTATGTTATTAATAAGCCGACATCACCAGTTGTTCCTATTCATGGAGCAATTGTTTCTAATGAAAGTCACCTTAAACATATATACAATTCAAACCAAGCAGGTGATTATAAGCGTTTTACGTTTAGACAATTGCTTGATACGTATAACATAGATAAGATAGATTATTTAAAAATAGATTGCGAAGGTGGTGAATATGATATTTTTACCACTGAAAATATAGAATGGATAGACAAAAACGTAAAACATATTGCTGTTGAAATGCATCTTCGGCACTATGAAAACGGCGGGTGGGATTTTATTAAGTTTAGAAATGAGTTTTTAAAACATTTTATTGATAAAGGAACAGTAAGATTTATGAGTACTTTGCTCCATAATCGCATATATAATGATGCTGCTATTCTTAATAAAAATTATGATGTTTTTCCACCAGAATTTATGCTTTATATTATAAATGGTCAAACAGAATGAATGATAAAATAGATGAAGTCTTGGGAATTAGACCTCTCTCTGAAATAGAAGAAAAAAAAGAAAATCTTCCCGTTGAAAAGCAGGAACATTTTCCTGCCACGCCCAAAACTCGTACAAAAGAAGCTGCTGAAAACATTGCTGATATTGAATTGGCCAAAAGAAATATCGAAAATATTATTGGTCTTGGTGACGATGCAGTAAAAGAAATGGTTTCAATAGCAAAACAATCAGAATCTCCGCGAGCGTTTGAAGTTGTATCTACATTAATGAAAACTCTTCTCGATGCAAACAAAGATTATGTAGAGCTTTCTACTAAAAAGAGATTTGCAAAAGAGGAAGAAGAAACTAAACAAGAAACAAATATCACTAATAATAATCTTATCGTTTCGACTGCAGATCTTCTCAAAATGATAAAGGGAGAAGGTAGTGAGTAATGGCGGTTACTTAGGTAACGTTCAGCTCAAAAGATCGGGTCAAGATATAGAGTGGACACCAGACCTTTTAAAAGAATACGTTAAGTGTGCTCAAGATCCATGCTATTTTGCAGAAAACTATATTAAAATTGTGCACGTTGATAGAGGTTTAATTCCACTTGACCTTTATTCTTATCAAAGAGAAATCATTGAAAAAATTACAAATAATCGACGTGTAGCCGTACTTACTGCTCGGCAGGCTGGTAAAACTACAACAGCCGTTGGAATTATTTTACATTACATCCTTTTTAATGAACATAAAACAGTAGCTATTTTAGCAAATAAAGGTGATGCTGCTCGAGAAGTATTGGGTAGAGTTCAGTTAGCTTATGAAGCAATGCCCCGTTGGATGCAACAAGGTGTAGAAGAATGGAACAAAGGTAATATCACGCTTGAAAATGGTTGTAAAATATATGCTGGTACTACTACATCGAGCGCTATTCGTGGTAAGTCTATTTCATTCTTATATCTTGATGAGGTCGCGTTTATTGAAGGATATGATGAATTTTTTGCATCGGTGTATCCTACAATCTCTTCTGGTGAATCAACAAAACTCTTAATGACATCAACACCAAATGGACTAAACCACTTCTGGAAGACCTGTAAAGGAGCTGAAGAGGGTACAAATGGTTATGAGTACGTTAAAGTAATGTGGAATGATGTTCCCGGCCGTGATGAGAAGTGGAAAAACGAAACCATGGAAGCGTTAGATCACGATGAACAAAAATTTAGACAAGAGTATTGCGGAGAATTCTTAGGTAGCTCTGGAACTCTTATTGATGGAAGTAAACTAAAACAACTTGCTTATGATGTACCATTAGTAGAAAAAGAAAACATTTATCAATACGAAAGACAAGAAGAAGATCACATTTATGTAATGACTTGCGATGTTTCACGCGGTAAAGGTTTAGATTATTCGACGTTTACAATTATTGATATTACATCAATGCCATATAAGCAAGTGTGTGTATTTCGGGATAATTATGTAACTCCCGTTGATTTTGCTTCAGTTATATATAGAATAGCAATGTTGTATAATAGAGCAAGTGTTCTAATTGAAACTAACGATATAGGCGAGCAAGTATCAGACGTTCTCTCGATGGACTTTGATTATGAAAATATATTGTATACTCAGAACGCTGGAAGATCTGGAAAAAGAATTTCTTCGGGCTATAGTGCTGGTAAAAGGGCCGATAATGGAATAAGAACAACAAAAACTGTTAAATCTATTGGTTGTTCAATCCTTAAAATGCTTATAGAACAAAATCAATTATTACTCAGAGACTTTAATACAATACAAGAATTATCACGCTTTTCGAAAAAAGGATCATCTTATGAGGCTGAACCTGGACATCATGATGATTTAGTAATGAATTTAGTTATTTTTTCTTGGCTAACTGACCAAGATTATTTTAAAGAAATATCTGACATAAATACTTTAATGAAATTGAGAGAAAAATCAGAAGAACAATTGGAAGAAGAACTTTTGCCATTTGGCTTTATTGATATAGGTGACGAAGTAGAAGATAATAATTTAAAGGGTTGGACCGCTGTTAAGGAACAAGAAGACTGGAGTTGGTAAAAAAGTCTAGTTTTATAAATAAAGAATAGTGAACAAACCTGACTAACGCTTTAACGTAGATCAATATAAAGGAGAAAAAAATGGCTTTTTCCGTAAGTCCTTCCGTCATTGTTCGAGAAGTTGACGCATCGGCAGCTGTACCGGCCATTGCGACGCCGCCAGCAGCAATTGCTGGTGTATTCAATTGGGGCCCCACTAATGAAGCAATTCTTATTTCTTCGGAAGACGAATTAGTAAGCCGATTTGGTAAGCCTTCGAATGACAATTACGAAACATTTTTCGTAGCAGCAGATTACTTAGCTTATGCAAACGCGATTTGGGTTGCTCGAGCTGATAACGGTGCTACAAAAGCACATTCTGATACAGCAATTGATGTAAGTCTTCAAGGTAATACCACTACTACGAGTAGTGCGTTTGAAGCTCTTTATCCCGGTGCTCTCGGAAACTCACTCGGTGTTATTTGGAGTGGTAGTGCTGGATATGAGCAAACTATTTATGAAGTGGGTGGAATAGACGGTAGTCACCCATTTGGTAATACTGCTGTATCTAATACATTAGATTTTAATTCTGGCGCATCAGCAACAACTGAGCTTACCTTCCGTGTTGAAGTATCAGATAAAATCGCAGATGGTTTAATAGAAGCTGGTAGTTTGATTGAAGTTGGTAACGACGGAATTGGCTACTTTAATTTAACAGTTGCTGAATTTACTGAAACATCTCTTGATATTAACGGTGATGTGACAACAAACGCACCTGATATCGCTGGTTATGATTACACAATCAGAACAGTAGAAAAATATCTTGGTTCTGCTGATAATTGGAGTCAAGTAAGACTGAGAGTTAAGTATAAGTATGGTGAATTGTATGAAGGTGCTCCAGCATCTGGCAATTATCATATTACAGTAATTGATAGAGATGGCGGTATTACAGGAACTTCTGGAACTGTACTCGAAACTTATTCAGATGTTTCTATTACAAATACAGATCAAGCAGCTGATGGTAGAACTAAGTATTATCAAACATTAATTGAAAACAATTCTGCTTATATTGCAGTTAGAAATGGTACCATGTTTGAAAATTCTGGAACAGGTATCACTATCCAAAATATGGGTAACCCAGGTTCACAAATTGGATTCGATACAATCGATGAAGAATATACAGTTGCATCTGCTGTGGCAGTAAACGGTAATAATGAATCTAGCTTATCTTTATCTGGATTAGCAACAGCTTACGATTTGTTTAAGAATTCAAACGAAATTGATGTTTCTTTTGTTCTTACTGGTAAGAATGATGATGGCGGAGTTGTTGCTAACTATGTCATCGGTAATGTTGCAGAATACAGAAAAGATTGTGTTGCTTTCATTTCACCTTCTAAAGAAGCTTCAGTTGATTCTGCAGCAGCTAATACTAAGTTGGTAAACATTATCGCTTATCGTAATAAGCTTCAAAGTTCATCTTACTGGTTTATGGATTCTGGTTATAAGTATCGTTACGACAAGTATAACGATAAGTATCGCTGGATTCCAATGAATGGTGATTCGGCTGGTCTTTGCTCAAGAGTTGAGCCTTATGAGTCTCCAGCTGGTTATAGAAGAGGTGTTATTAAAAATGTTGTTAAGTTGGCTTTCAATCCTAATAAGGCTCAGAGAGATCAACTTTACTCATCAAGCATTAATCCTATTATGTCACAAGTAGGCCAGGGAATTCTTCTCTTTGGCGACAAGACTGGTCAGGGTTATGTAAGTTCATTTGATAGAATCAACGTAAGAAGATTGTTTATTGCAGTAGAAAAAGCCATTGCTACTGCTGCTCAATCATTTTTGTTTGAATTAAATGATGAATTTACTCAAACACAATTTAAGAATATTGTAGAACCATTCTTGAGAGAAATCCAAGGCAGACGTGGTATTACAGACTTCAGAGTAATTTCTGATGGTACTGTTAATACTCCTGAAGTGATCGATCAGAATAAGTTCAAGGCAAACATTTTTATTAAACCCGCTCGTTCAATCAACGTTATTGAGCTTACTTTTGTTGCTACAAGAACAGGTATTGAATTCGACGAAATTGTTGGCTCACTCACGTAATAAATAATAGGAAAAGGAGAACGAGACAATGGCATTTAATATTAACGAGTTTAAATCACAGCTTACAGGCGGTGGTGCTCGTCCATCTCTCTTCCAGGTTCAGATTTTAAACCCTGTTGCTCCTGAGGCCGACTTTAAGGTACCATTCATGGTTAGATCAGCAGGAATTCCCGCATCTAACGTTGGTGCTTTTCAGGTACCTTATTTCGGTCGAAATATAAAGTACGCAGGTGATAGAACATTTGACGATTGGACTGTTACTGTTATTAATGATGAAGATTTTGCTATTAGAAATTCACTGGAAGCTTGGTCAAACGCTATTAATTCTCATGATGGAAACTTGAGATCACTTCCCCAAAATTATAAATCTAACGGAATTATTACACAATTTAGTAAAGATGGTACGGCCCTTAGGTCTTACGTTTTTGAAGGTATGTATCCTATTATAATCGACGGCATTGCTCTCGATTGGGGTGCTTCCGATACTATTGAAGAGTTTGGTGTAACGTTCCAATATGATTTCTGGAGAGTTGAAGGCGTCACCGGTATTCCCACTACTTAATATTCAAGGAGTGGCTAAATTATGAAGCTGTTTGGTTTTGAAATCAAAAGGGCGGATGATGACGAGAAAAAACCCGTATCATTCGCCGATCCAATAAATGACGATGGTGCACTTACCATATCTAACTCGCTCGGTGGATTTTATTCCACCGGGCTAGATATGGAAGGCTCAGCTAAATCAGAAGCTGAGCTCATCACTCGTTACCGCAATATGTCTATGCAACCAGAAATTACTCAAGCTATTGACGAAGTAGTTAATGAAGCTATTAATGTTGATACGTTTGATGAAGTAGTTGAAATTGTTCTAGAAGACACAGATCTTCCGGATAAAGTTGTCGATAAAGTTCAAGAAGAATTCTATAACATATTAAAATTGTTTGATTTTTCAAATAATGGTTATGATATGTTTCAAAAGTTTTATGTTGATGGTAGGTTAAACTATCATATTATCATTGACGAAGAAAACCTTAAAAAAGGTATTGTAGAATTAAGATATATTGATCCTCGCAAAATCAAGCTTGTCCGTGAAATGAAAAAGGATAAAACCGGTCAAACAATTGCAAAATCGATTAAAGCAGAATATTACATATATTCAGAAAATGGTTTTGGGCAAAGCCAAGGCGGCAATCTTTCTATGCAAGGTGGGGCTGGTCAAACATCAGTTAAAATATCAAAAGATTCAATTGGTCGAATAACTTCTGGTATTACGAATGAGACTAATTCAATGGTATTGTCTCATCTTCATGCTGCTTTAAAACCTCTTAACCAATTAAGAATGTTAGAAGATGCTACTATCATTTACACTCTTACAAGAGCGCCAGAGCGTAGAATTTTTTATATTGACGTAGGAAATCTTCCAAAATCAAAAGCAGAACAATATATCAGAGATATGATGGTTCGTCATAAAAATAAGCTTCAATATAATTCATCTACAGGTGAAATTACTGATGGCCGAAAAATGATGACGATGACAGAAGACTTTTGGTTTCCGAGAAGAGGTGGTGATAGATCTACAGAAGTTGATACTCTTGCCGGTGGTACCTCTCAGGCATTAAGTACCGATGAAAATCTTCAATATTTTCAAAGAAAGCTTTTTAAGTCTCTTAAAGTACCTTTATCTCGTCTTGAACCAGAAACGATGTATTCTTTTGGTAGAGTATCAGAAATTACACGAGACGAACTTAAGTTTGGTAAATTTGTTCGAAGGCTGAGAACTCGTTTTTCTTGGCTATTTAATATTATTCTTGAAAAACAATTGGTTCTTAAGGGAGTAATGAGTCCCGAAGATTTTTCTAAAATCCGAAATGATATTCGTTACGACTTTATAAAAGATAATTATTTTGAAGAATTAAAGATGGCTGAAATTATTCGTGAACGTATGACAACTTTGAGAGAAATTGAAGAATACAAAGGTGAGTACTTTTCTAAAGCTTGGATTCAAAAAAATGTTCTTAATATGACCGAAGACGACATTGAAGAAATTCAACGAGAAATTGAAGACGAAAAAGCAGGCGAACCAGATCTCGATGGCATGGATGCAGATCAAGATGATGGTGAAAATTTTGATAATGAAACCGAAACAAACCAACCAAAAACAAAAACAAATTACATAACTGATTCGGAGAAACTAGAAGAAAGTCAGCTTAAGCTCATTGAAAGCATGACGAAATTTATTGATTCGGAGTAAGCGTTATGAATATTAATGACGTATTGAACAATGGTTTCATTGTAACTCTTTTTAAAAAATTTAGATCTGAACTTAATGAAAACGTTGATGATATCTATCGTAAGTTTGGTAATTTAGAACCTAAAGAGGTTGTTAGAGGCCCTCCAGGACCTCCTGGTGAAAAGGGGGAACAAGGTGAAATAGGTCCAATTGGTGAGCAAGGACCGGCCGGACCACAAGGTTTGAAGGGTGCTCGTGGTACACCGGGTAAAGACGGTAAAGATTTTACTAAAGATATTCTTCTTTTCGAAAAAAATCTTATTGAAACAACCTCGTTTCAAAAGCAAAATATCAATTCATTTATTAATGAAGCTCGAAAAGAAATAGACGCGTTTGAAAAAAGTGTCACTTCTACTGTTAAAACGGCAGCTGAAGATAACGCTGCATCTATTAATGATGTACAAATTAAGTTCAACGAGTTTGTAAAAAGAGTCAACCATCAAATTAGAGAACTTGCCATAGGCGGCGGTGGTTCTGTAAATATCTTACAAATGGACGATGTAGAGTTTAAGAAGCGTCACATGATGGAAGGTGATGCAATTTTAATATTTGATACAGAAAAACAGAAATTCGTTTCACAATCTTTTATAGATATAACAGAAAGGTTGCAACTAGGTATGGAAAAACAATACGACAGATTAGTAGATACTGACGAAGTGAATGGTTATACTTATGTCGGTGAAGCAGACCCCGGTTCGAATCGGGCGAATCCTATTTGGCGCATTAAACGAGTATATGAAATAGGCGACGATTTAGAAATTATATGGGCTGACAATTCGGCCGATTTTGATAAGGTATGGGACGACAGGACAACTTACGAGTATAACTAATGGTCGCACGAGCAATTGACACAGATTTATCATCTGCTAATGGTGGATTGATAAACGCAGGAGAGGCCACTACTAATTGGTCTGAATCGACTGCGACTGACTACGATGACTTTCAGGCCTTTGCATTAGAAACAAACTTCTATATTCAAGGATCCGGCATGATAGCCGGTCAGCACACAAGAAATAACTCAACTCGAGGCTCTTTGCTATACGATACAGCAACCGGAAATGGAGCTGCGGCTACAGTTGATACTGATGGTGCAATCTTGGTTTGGATGTGGTTCATCGCACCTTCTTCACTTGATACGTTTGCCGGTGCCACAGCAGGAGCAACCAATCCACCCGGTGGCCATTTTGTATTAATTGGATCGAGTACAGGAGATATCGAGGCCTATACTGTTTCCGGTAGTGATTTCACTCCAAACCCACAGGGTGGTTGGTATTGTTATGCCGTTGATCCTTCTGCGTTTACAGCAGACGACTCAGCCGGAACTTTTTCAGGTACGATTAACTTTATCGGTGGTGGTGTTACTGCGCCGGAACAAAACAGAGGTGTTTCACACTTTGGCATTGATACTATCCGAATTGGTCGATGCACAATAGAATTGACTGGAGGAACTGGTGCAGATACAGCAATAGATTTTGATTATTTAGCCACTCAGCTTGATGATAATACCAATAGATATGGTATTTTTGAAGAAACTGCTGGTGGTTATAATTGGCAAGGTAAGATATTAATTGGTGATAATACAGTTACTGCTGCTTCCGGTGGAAACGCTAGATTCACAGATATCAATAAAAACATTTTCATTCGAAATACTCCTCGTGTCGGTACTAATTTCCACAATATTGAAATTCAAAATTCTTCAGACGCTACTGCAACAGAGGTGAATTGGACCGGTTGTTCATTCATTAATACAGGTGTAGGCAACCCGGTTGCTTCTACTAATAGTCGTGGAGATTTGGTAGTAACAGACGCCACTGCAAACTGTAATATCATTACTTGTAGTTTTGTTGATATGGGAACATTCGAATGGGGCAGTAGTACTACACTTTCTGAAACAGCATTTCGAAGAACAGAATCAGTTACTCAGAACTCTGCTTCTATTGATGAATGTTCATTTGAAGACACCTTTGCTGGATCTACTGCCTCTATCATATCAACATCAAGTACTGTTGGTAGTATTACCAATTGCTCATTTACTAGAACTGGTACAGTGCCCGCCGTTTCACTTAGTGATACAATTAGTACAAATACAACTATAAATTGGGATGGCAATACATTAACTGGATATGGAACTCAGACAACAGGCACCAATATCACAAGTACTACTAATGGAGCATTATCTGTAACTCTTGCTTCGAGCGCCATTTTGACTATTCAGGTGGTAAATCAAGGAACAATTCCTACAGTAGAAATAAACGGTACAGGTACAGTGAATATCGAACAAAACGTGGGTATTAGTATTTCTGTAAAAGATATTTCAGGTACTGCAGTCAACGGTGCACAGGTAGTAGTATTTAATGAAACAACCGGTGCCACAATTACAAATCAATTAACTAATGCTTCTGGCGAATTTACCTCAGCGGTTAATACTTCAGCAAGCGTACCTATCGTAATAAGGGTTAGAAAAAGTACTACAGGAAGTACAAGATATATTCCAGTTGAAACAACTGCAGACACTGGAACAAATGGTATTTCAGTGAGTGTTACCCTTATCGAAGATGAGCTAGTGGAGTTATAAGATGGCTACTGAATCCCTTTTAGGCGGTGACATCACAGTATATTTCGCTGGTGACGCAGCTGGTGATAAGCAAATCAAATGGACAGGCTCGGCTGCCACTACAGCAACTCGAACTGTAAACGAATTATATACTGCGCTCCAAGATCTCTTTGATAATAACACCGGTGGAGTTGGTGATTATATTGAAAAGACTTTTGGTACTCCAATGAAGGCCGTTACACCAAGGGTGTATGATATTGGCCTCATTGAAACAGGTGATGACAATCCTTGGTTTATTGATCAAACCACAATAGAACACTTAATTGGTGGTTCAATTCAAACCGTTGGATGGACTCGTACCGTAGGCACAGCTACAGGTATTGTTTGTGTTCCTATCACAAACGTTGATATCGTAATTGGTGATGTTGGTAATGCAATTACTCATGCTGACGGAGATGCTGGAGTTCTTCTCGATTATGAAACAGGAGACTATGGTACATATCTTTGGATTCGACCAGATAGCAGTGCAGCAGGAAATAATTTTGATTCAACATCGGGTACACTAACTTGTAACGCGCATACTGCAACGCAAACTGGCGCGGCAACTGATGGCGAAAAAAGATGGAATAATATTGTAACGATTGGCGCGATTGAATCGGCTACAGATATTGAAGTTGCACAAGATCAATCATTACTTACAAAATATTGGCCTGCAGGATTCTTAGATCGACTCTTCTTGATTACAGATTATTCGGTCGATCCTTGGGTAGAAATCGATAATTCTTATTTTACATTTTTTGCTCGGAAAGAAAATACTCTTTACGACGACTTTTTAATTCAAACAGCTGAAGGCAGAAACGTCGTACCTCTTGCAACAGCACCAGATTTGAATAATACAAGTCCATCACTAACTACGATTGCAGGTTTTAGTATTACCTTTGGCGCAGCAACTGGTGATATTAATGACGATACAACAAACGAAAATTATAGTATCACAATTAATTGTGGTGGTGCAACTCTTGCTAATGCATATCGATATCTTCAATACCTAACAAGAGATGGTGATACGACACTCAGAGCAGGTGTTGAAGGACAGCAATATATTGGTATTGATCATTACATTCAATATGCTTCGATCACTGGTACGATTAATGTTGGCGATGAGGTCACAGGGTCGACGAGTGGTGCAACTGGTTATGTATTGAGTGTAAACGCAACAGATACTTATGTGATGCTTCACTCATCACAAGGTACATTTACTGCTACAGAAAATTTGACCATTGGTGGTAATTCAATCAATAATATTAGCAGTATTGAGGTTGTTCTACCAAAGAAAGCAACACCTTTTGGTAACTTTGCTGGTGGTCGATTCTTTGGTGCTCGTGGTGTGTTGGTCACAAACTTTTCTGCAACAAACCAATACACATTAATTACAGATCAAGGTGTTGAAATAGAGCCACCAACAACCGTTAATTTTACGTTAACCGGATTAAAAGATGGTAGTGAAATAAGAATATATCAAACATCAAATTCTACTGCAATAGCAGGTGTTGAAGACATGACCGGTGGTGTTGGCACAACAATTGATAACGGAGATGGTACGGTCACTATTACTGGATCTACTAATGATAATGATTTCAATTTTGAATATACTTATCAAAATCCGCCAACAAGCGGATCACCTTTGAGTATTTTTGTTGTAATCTTAAATAATGCTTTTGAATATGAAAGATTAGATAGTATTACTTTAACTAATGCTGATCAATCAATTCCTATTCAACAACGGATTGATAGGAATTATGCTAACCCGTAAAACTGAATTTTAAATAAATAAACCTTAAGAAAAAAATTATATTATTGATTGATTGAAAGCGCTTTCTTAAAAAATATTATCATAACATCAATCAAGGAGAAAATCAAAAATGGCTAGTGTACAACAACCTATTCTTGATTTAGACGATTTGTTGACCAATTGGAATACTACAGAAGCTTCAAGTGGTATTTTTTATTCAGATGAAATCTGGATTGACACGATCAGCAAAGTGTTCTATTTCTTAGGCGGCGGCAATTTAGCTACTGCTGGTTCTGGCCCCACAGGTCAGGCATTATATTCATTGTTTAAAGAAAGATGGAAAGTAACTGCTGAGCTTCCTCAGTACGCTTTTCCTATGCTTTCAATTACGAACGAACAATTTGAGATTCAAAACGGCTGGAAACCTGCGCAAGGTGAAAATGTCGGTACAAGCTCAGCTTCTGACATTACTTTCGCTATTGCAACTGATGATACAATTACTTCAGCTGCAGACTTTAACTTTCAATCTTTAGGTTTTACGAATAAAGATCACATAGTTATTACTGGTTCTACTGATAACGATGGTTATTATAGAATTAAGTCTGTTTCAGGTGGTGTAATTACTTTGGAAGGATCACCTCTTCCAGGCACTGCTGGCGCAGATACTGCAACAATTACTATTTATCGTAACGCAGTATATCAAAGCGGTTCAGTATATTCTACTCGTGAAATGATTCGTACAGCTGGATGGACAGAAGTGGATGGCTCAGATGTAGATCGAAGATACGCCGGTATTGTAACACTGGGAACGTTCGTAGATCCTGATGCAGACCAAGCTTATTATGTACAGGATAATAGCTTTACTGCTGCTGTTACTAATACTTCTTATACAGGTCCTGTTAACCAGGCTGTACAATTCTATGGTAATGTCGATTATGGCGATACCTATGCTGATGACTTCATTGGCAATGTTGGTACAGTAACATTAAATCCTACTTCTGTCATATTTACAGCAACCAATAAAATTGACTTTGGTGCTACACATGCCTTTTCTGTAGGTGATTTGATTAAAATTACTGGTGCTACTACAGCTAGTAATAATAAAAACTACAAAATTACTGATGCTGATCCAGACGGTGATGGACAAGCTATTACAGTTTTTGAAACTGTGAGTACAGAAACAGTAGGTGGAAGCGCTGTAACTGCAACTCTAGTCGGGTACGTAAGAGACGATTATTTCAAGATCTTCGTGCGTGAAAGAGGAAAGAGTTATGCAGACGCTGACTTACCAGACATTGGTGTAACGGAATTAACATATATTGTATATAGATTCCCTGTTACAAACGCGTCAGACTTGAATATTAATACTACTGATGATGCTGCTATCACAGGTGCAACTATTTCGAGCATTTCTGACTCTGGCGGCGTTGTAACTGTAGATACTACAGGTTCTCACGGGTTATACGTTGGCGCTCCAGTAGATATTAGTGGAACCGGTCAATCTTATGACGGTATTCAATTTATAATTTCTACTGTACCTGATGCTAATACATTTACGTTTGAAGCAACCCAAACTGGATCTGCAAACGCAGGTACTACTAAACTCGGCGGTGTTGATACTATCGAAGTTAGATACATTGCAAATCCTGACACATTAACCGGTGATGTTGTTATTCGTGGAGATTGGTCAAACACTGCAACATATGCACTTGGTGATGTTGTATATGACGCTGGTAACTCAGGTAACGATGTTGATGGTGATCGTTGGTATTTCTTAGATGCTACAACTGCAAGTGGTGTACCTCTTTCAACTGCCGTAGATCTCTCAGAAGATACTAATAATACTTGGACCCTTTGGGATCCAGCTACGACTTATGCGGGTGCTCTGGGTGGTCAAAGAAATATTGAGGAAGATGCTGATGGCGGTGGCGTAAATGGTACTTGGTCAGCTTATACAGTTGAATTAGATGCTAATGATCTTGGTACTACTCCAGGTGCTTCTAAAGAAACTATTTACGAAGTTGCTCAGTATAGACTCCGTCAAACTGGTAATATTAACGATAATAATGCCAATTCATCTACTCGTAATGGTAATATTGCTGACCCACTTGTATTCTTCGTTGGTTCAACATTGAATACTTATCGTGATCCTGATGTAACAACACCAGGACCATTTGCGGTATTAATCGATGATATTGGTTCAACTGACGTCAACAATGTTCAGTTTAATGAAGCAGTCTCGGTTGATGGTGGAACAAGATCTACTTCTCATAACAAGCCGATCGTTGTATCTGTAACATTTAACTTCAACGACAACCTTGTTAATGATCCAGCCGCAGTGTTCTACGCATACTACTCTTCTGGGTTCGGTACTACCGGCGCTCTTCAGTTGCAAAGAACATTTAACGGTGTTGCTTCAGATGTAGGTTCAGATTTAGCCCCTGCAAACGAAGTACCGGATAGTGGTACATATTCGTTTAACTACGCATATGCTAGTGATACAACTGGCGGTAGAACTCCATCTCAACCAGTAAATATTACTGTTGTGGCTATTGGTCTTGACACAGGCCAATATGTAATCACAAGTGGTAATATTACTGAGGCAGGTGGTACATTCTCGCTTGTTGCTCCTTTGGAGAGAAACTACACAGATCCAAACGGCTAATAGTTTGGATAAATAATAGTTATCGGGGCCTCCGGGCCCCTTTAATTATTTTTTTTAATATGGAGATAAAAAATGACAGATCATGAAAAAAAGAAATCCTTAGATGATGCTATAGCTTATTTTGAAGAGTTTATTAACTCTGTTCTTCCTGTTGCTGGGGTAACAGAAGGTTTAGAAGAAATTAAACCAATGGATATTATGAAAAACTATAATGTTCTTAGGACAGAATTATCAAAACTTTACGTAGACTTAGACTAATAGGAAAGTAGCAAATGGCAGGTGAGAAGACATATCTTAGAATCCCACCGGATAGTACGGGTAAACGCGTAAAGGTAATCCACACCGCTCAATTATTCTATAATAATGCAATCGTAAATAATTATGATTGGGATATTGGTGAATTTTATTTTGCCTCAATGTTAAATGGAACAACTCCAGTTGGAAATGTTGCATTTCATGTTCATGGACATCAGCGTTTAACAGAAACTACTGGTATTCTTGAAATTCATTTTAACAAAACTGCAAAATATAATAATTATGCTTTTGTTATTGGTGGTGATATCCTTGATCCAGATGGTATCACAAAAGTTGCAGAAGTTCAAGATGTTGAAGAAATTTACATCAATTCAAATATTGTTGTCGGCTATGATAACCCAGAGTATGGTTGGGATATCGATAGATTTGGAGCCGGCCTAACAACATTTTCTGAAGGACCTCCGCAGATTACCGGTACTGGTGCACTAAGGGTAAATGATGGTTCATTACTTGCTTCGTACGATTTTTCAAAAACCGCGCTCAATAACGAATTCACACGATCAGTTGAAGGCGGCGCGGATGCCTCTAATGAATGGGACCCAACTACCCGAGGTGTTGCTCTTACTGTAGGTACAACGCCCGGTGATCGAGTTACTCATTCGTCTAATCTCTATCATTCGTTTGAAGATGGTGGTTCAAACCTATACATCATGGCAGCAAGATCTGGTGATGCTGGAAAACAAAATGTCATAAGATTATGGGGTGCATTTGATCCATTCGACGGCTATCTTTTCCAAATTAATGGATCTGACGATAACCCAGGTAATACAATGATGGGGGCTGTAACGCCTGGACCTGGTACAGCACTTCGTGTTATTCATCGATATAGTACAGGTGGATCTGTCATCAATCACGCGATCCTTCAAAAAGATTGGAATAAAGATACACTACTCGGAACATCTGGTGCTGGGAATCCATCTGGTATGGAACTTGATGTGACTAAGATCAATGCATATTGGATTGACTATCAGTATATTGGTGGTGGACGTACACGTTGGGGTGTTTTCTACAACGGCGAACGAATTGTGTGTCACGAAATGTATCACGGCAATGGTGAAGAAGGTGTGATGACACAAAATCATAATCCTCTCGCCAATCCTTCACGTCCTATTTGTTGGGCAATGACTAATACCGCCACCACTGGAAGTATTTCACAATTTTTTGCTTACGGTGGATCTGTAATCGGAGAACAAAAATCAGATCCTTTAAAATCTGCTCAGCAGGTTTCATTAGATTTCAACAAAAAAATATGGGGAAGACCTCATCTTCAGCCTTATTGGAGAACAAAACAATCGCGTAGTGGGTCAACCAATTGGCCAGGATTGTTAAGAACGGGTACTTATAGTAGTGCGTCGTCGACTCAATATATCGGTACGATGAGTCCTCAGCAATTCTTACTCAACGGCGACGAGAATCATACTGTATACCAACCTCTTACGTTCCAGCTTAGTAATCATCGAATCAGAGATAACGCTCCTCGCGTAGCCGAAATCCGAGCGTTCTATGGTTGTGTTATGCGCGGCTACGAACTCGATGACGAAAGACCAAGTGTACCAACAGTAGATCTTGATGTTGACGGAGATCATTTAGCTCACGTTATTGAAATTGGTAGATTTGTTGTCAATGGCAATGATAACTTTGAATTTGATAAGTTTTCAGACAACTTCCAATATGGAACTGTAAAGAATACTTCTGATCAAATTATTGCAAGATATTTGCAACCAATAGATGCATTCACAGCTTCAAACGACCGATATGGAACTGGTGTAAACCGAGTTATGATTGAGGTTGGTAAACACCCTTTATTTGGAGATTTTGGTTTATCAGATCGTCATTTCTTTTGGGATAAGCAACCTATTGTATTGAGACAAGAGGGTGGTGGTACAGATATACAAAGTGCCTTTAGTACTGCTACTACAAATACGATTAAGATTACTGGCGGCGCTGGTTATGGATCAGTGGATAGAGTCGACAATCCGGCTGATTGGTACTTCTTATCATACATTGATAGGAGTAGAGCTTGGTTGTATAATTCACAAGCTGATATTGATGACGATCGCCTTGCAAGAACAATAGATATAGATGATTGTAATAATCTTCAAATTGGAACTACATTAACAGTAACTAGTGGTCCAGCTGCAGGCGCAACCTGTGGTATTATGAAGATAGATGTAACTGGAACCGCAATTCCTGCAGAAGAAATGATTGGCGGAGTCCAATATCAAGTAGTCACCGTAGCTGATACGGATTATACTCGTGTTGGTGCTACAATTAATGCTCCGGGCGAAATCTTCACAGCCACAGGCCAGGCCCTTGGTGGTCTTGGAACTGTTGTTGCTATTTCCGGCAATCCAGGTACATTGGTAATTTGTGGACGAGGATTAGAAACAGCCGCAGCTGCTAATGCTACTGTATCTGCGCTTGATACTGGTCTTGCTACCGGTGCATTTACAACAGATACTGGTGGTGCTGGTAATATTACTGCTTCAGGAACATCAACTATTGCAAAAGATTATTGGACGTCACTAAAAGCGTTACAATTTGATACAGATTTAGGCTTAGATGCTGCTGAAGATCTTGGTCCAGATTTAGTATCTCTCTATGGTAATCCACCACCAAGAGCAGCTTGGACGTTCATGATTCATTGGTTAGAAAATGAGAATGAAGACGAAGATGGAGATTCAGGCCCAGTAGAAGAAAATTCAATAACGAATTGGAATATCTTTTGGCGTGAAAGGCTGCAGTAATGCATGTTATATACAACTATAACAATTGGTGGAGATGGGCTCCTAAAGAAGGACCATTAACTGGAGGCCGGCCGAATCAAAAAGTTACTTTTGACGGTCCTAATAAAATTATTTACGTTGCTCCAGAAATTGAGGTATTAGATGTAAAAGAAGACTTATATTCTGCTTGGAAAGAATGGGTAATTTTTTCTCCAGAAGCGCCGAGACCACCAATTTATCCAGAAGCAATTAGTGTTATTGGTGGTGAAGAAATATCTTCAGATACTAGTGTAGGCGCGACATTTTTCTTAGAAAATGGATGGCGAATACAACCGTATGTTGATGTAAAAGCATATACATTAACTATTAATGGTAATTTGTATACTAGAGAAGTTGGTGACAACCCTTTCTTATTTGCACAAGGCGTTTCGGTATCTTTAACAAGATCTAATATTGTTGACTTAATTAGAGTTGAAAGTTTAACAGCAAATATTACAGAAGTTGATTTAGCTGCAATTACTGCTAGAGTTGCTCCTGCTGTTTGGGAAGAACAAGTTGTTAATCATGTTAATCCAGGAACCACAGGTAAAAAATTAAAAGATAATTTGACTCAAACCAAATACATTGCACGAATTTAAATAGTTAATAAATAAACAAAGTTATAAAAAAAATTTCTTAGGAGATTCTAATAATGAAAAAGTTAAGTGACCTTTGGACAGGTCCAGAATTTCAATCGCCAATCGAGAAACGTTTACTCGATATTCATCAGCGCGATACTTTTATTCACGATCCCAAAATTCAAGGTCAAGAACACGTTTTTAAGGGTACTATTGGCGCTGAAAGTGATCATAAAGGACATTTAGCTGATCAGGATTTAGAAACTGCAAAGGCTAATTATGACTCTCATAGAGATGATGAATATTGGCCAGATTATCCAGATATGGATGAAGTAGAAGAATCTGCGGATTTATACTACGAATCCGCAGATGAAGAACCAAAATCTGGTGGGCCAGATCATGATTATACTCATCACGTTTTTGACTATACAGGTGAGCGTGGTGAAGAAGAGCATCATGACATGAAAGCGGCTGCAGCGAAACGAGGCGTAAAACTACGCACAATTCCAGGTCAAAAACATGCTAGATATGGTGGAAAGCACATTACACTTAGAGGCAAGAAAGCTGACGTAAAGCATGTAATGGATAATCATATTGGGCCAATGGATGAAAGTTTTAATGAGGCTTTTTTAGCTGAAGGTCCTTCAGATAAGTGGATGAATCTTCTTGTTGACGCGATTGAAAAGAATAAAGATAAGCCAGAGTTCATGAGATTTATTAATCAATATCAGGCTTGGATGGAAACATACGATAGAGCACATCAAAAGTTAGTAAAGTCTAAAGGTATTGAAGGCAATTTAGCTCGAGGTATTTTGAGTGCAGTAGGTATTAAAGAAGCTTTAGACAAAGAAGAAGCAGAAGAGCTTGATGAAGCAAGTTATAAAGTGCCGAAGAACTATGCTTCTATGATGGCGAAGAAACGTAGAAAGGCTGGCACTTCTGAGTTTGGCACGCACCCAGATAAGAAAAAAGACAAGAAGAAAATGAATGAGGACAATGATTCTTATTATGCAATGCTCGACGCTAAAAAACATGCAAAAAGAGACGGTCGCGATTACGACGGAAATGTTAGTGTTGAGCACGAATATGATGCCTATCATATGAAGAAAAACGGATTTACTCACTTTACATCTGGTCGTTTTGGTACTAGAACATATCATAAAAGCGACGTAGCTGGAGCAACAAAAATTGGACCAGAACATCACAGAAGTGTTAGTGAATCAGTTGAGCTTGATGAGTTCGTGTCTTCTACTCCAATGCGAGATAAGTTTGGTCCTGTCAACCCTAAGCTAAAAGACAAGAAGAAAATGAAAAAAGAAGCATCTGAGTCTATTAAGCTTGATGGTAGAAAAAAAGAGTTTAAAGAAAAGCTAAGGAATCTTTTCTATTCTAAAATGGAAAAAACAAATGCAAAAGATTCTATCGACATTATGGATCGAATTGTAGATAGGTTTTCAAAAGACTAAAATGGCCTGGGCACCTATTCAAGGATCTAATAATTTGTGGGAGTACGATAATGCAGCTACTCTTGCAGATCCTGAATGTTATACTGATACAAATGGTGTAACAATTGCTGGTATAAGAACACACGCAGCGTTAGGTGGTAACACTCAAGTAACTTATATTAAGTGTAGAAAAATAGGTGAAACGATCGTAAGAGGAGAGTTAAGTAAAAATTATTACGATCAACAATTTGCTAATGGTGTTCCTTAAATTTATAAATATTTTTTAAACATTAAAATAGGATAACGTTATGAAGCTTATTACAGAAGTAGCTGACAATTATGAAATAATTACAGAAGCCAATGAAGAAACTGGCAAGAAAAATTATTTTATCGAAGGCGTCTTCATGCAAGGAAATATCAAAAATCGTAACGGCCGTATTTACGCTACTGAGATTTTAGAAAAAGAAATGGATCGATATAACAAAGAGTTTATCGAACCAAAGAGAGCGCTTGGAGAGCTTGGGCATCCTGCTGGACCCACTGTTAATGCTGATCGAGTATCTCATTTAATTGTTGAAATGAAAAAGGATAAAGATAATTTTATTGGTAAAGCAAAAGTTCTTTCTACACCTATGGGTGAAATTGTTAAAAACTTTATCGATGAAGGCGTTAGAATCGGTGTTTCAACACGAGGCTTAGGTTCCGTAAAAGCTGGTAAAAACGGAATCATGGAAGTGCAAAACGATTTCCATCTTTCAACTGTTGATATTGTTACTGATCCATCGGCTCCAAACGCCTTTGTTAATGGTATCATGGAAAATGTAGAGTATTACTACGACATTGCTGCTGGTAATTGGATCGCACGTCAACCTGTAGAAGAAGTAATCGAAGAGATTCAGCAAGTAGTCGAAAAGCAAGTTAGAAGAGTAGTCAAAACTATTGACGAAAATGTAGCTGCTGACTTGCTCTCTACGTTCATTTCTTCACTAAAAAGTTAAACTTTTATAAATAAGTTTTACTTTTACATTAATGTCAATTCATTAAATATAAGGAGAACAATATGGCGGACAAAATGGTTAAAGCCGACGACGGCATTTCCGAAGTTCCAGCTCCTTCAGCACCTGAGGGTGGCAAAGCTGAACTAGATCCAAAGAAGAAAAAGGCAACTGCTGATTCTATGGAAAAAGTAAAAGCTGAAGAAGTTGAACAAGACCAAGAAGAGGAAGTTGTAGAAGAAATTGTTGTTGAAACTTCTGTCGCGTCTCTTTTCGAAGGTGAAGAACTTTCTGAAGAATTCAAGAATAAAATCGAAGTTGTATTCGAAGCTGCTGTTAGTGAAAGGGTTGCTAAAGAAACTTTAGCTATCGAAGAAAATCTAACTGAAACGTTGGAACACCAGCTTCAAGAATCTATCACCGAGCGTGTAGACGAAATTATTGAAAATCTTGATAAGTATCTTGATTACGTTGTTAAAGAGTGGATGGAAGAAAACGAAGTTGCTATTGAAGCCGGTATCAAGGTTGAAATGGCAGAGTCTTTCATGGGTGGTCTAAAGGATCTTTTCGAGCAACACAATGTTGAAATCGACGAAGAAACTTTTGACGCAGTTGCTTCTCTTGAAGAAGAAATCGAAAACCTTAGGAATGAAGCAAACGAACTTGTTGAAACAAACATCAAACTTCAAAAAATGCTTGATGAAGATGCAGCTGAAGACATTTTTGTTGAAATGACTGAAGGTTTAACAGATGTTCAAGAAGAACGTTTCCGCACTTTAGCAGAAAGTTTAAACAAATCTGACTTAGAAGCTTATGCCAAAAGCTTGAAAGTTATTAAAGAATCATTCTTTGCAGAATCAGCTGAAGAATTTACTTCTACCGATTCTGTATTGAAAGATAATCTTGGCGATGAAGAAGAAGTAGTGATTGAGGAAGACGTCCAAGCTCCCGCTTCAGAATACTCTTCCATCAATGCTCTTGTTGAGGCACTCAATACAAGAAAAGCAAACGCTTAATTGATGATTTTAAATTTATAAATAAAAGAAATACTTTATAACAAGGAGATAGAAATAATGTCAAAGACTAACTATCAACATCTTGTGGAAAAGTGGGGGCCCATTCTCGAGCACGAATCTTTTTCACCGATTAACGATAATCATAAAAAAGCTGTTACAGCTACTATCCTTGAGAACACTGAGCGTGCTCTCCTCGAAGGTGGTGATCTTTCAGCTAACATGACTTCATTATTGTCAGAAGCACCTACTAACGCCATTGGCGCTACTGGTGGTTTTACTGCTGGCGCTGCTGATGCTGGTCCTGGTGCAGGATATGACCCCGTACTGATTTCACTCGTTCGTCGCGCAATGCCTAATCTTTTAGCATATGACATCTGCGGTGTTCAGCCAATGACTGGTCCTACTGGCTTGATTTTCGCTATGCGTTCACGTTATAGCACTCAGGCCGGTAATGAAGCTATGTACAACGAAGCCGATTCAGACTTCTCAGGTACTGGTACACATAGTACTACTGGCACAGGTGGTACTGGTGTAACTGCAGGTACTGGTTTAGCTACGGCTGACGCTGAAGCACTAGGCACTGGCCTAGAAGTTGGCGGTACAGGTGCTGCTGGTGACCCAGTTGCTCCAGCAACTAATATGGCTGAAATGGCTTTCTCTATCGAGAAAGTAACTGTTGCTGCTAAGACACGTGCTCTGAAAGCAGAATACACCACTGAATTGGCACAAGACCTCAAGGCAGTCCACGGTTTAGACGCTGAAACGGAATTGGCTAACATCCTTCAGGGTGAAATCTTGGCTGAAATCAATCGTGAAGTTGTTCGTACAATTTACGTCACTGCTGAGCAGGGTGCAATTTCTACAGCTACTCCCGGTATCTTCGATCTCGACGTTGATGCTAATGGCCGCTGGTCAGTTGAGAAGTTCAAAGGCTTAATGTTCCAAGTTGAACAAGAAGCTAACGCTATCTCACGTGGTACTCGTCGCGGTAAAGGTAACATCGTAATTTGTTCTTCAGACGTCGCTTCTGCATTGCAAATGGCCGGTGTTCTCGATTATGCTCCAGCTCTTCAAAGCAATAATCTTCAAGTAGATGACACAGGTAACACTTTTGCTGGTGTCTTGAATGGTCGTATGAGAGTTTACATTGATCCTTATGCTGGTTCTAACTACCTCGTAGTTGGTTATAAAGGTTCAAGTGCTTTCGACGCTGGCCTCTTCTATTGCCCATACGTTCCTCTCCAAATGGTTCGCGCCATTGGTGAGAACAGCTTCCAGCCAAAAATTGGCTTTAAGTCTCGTTATGGAATCGTTGCTAATCCATTCGCTGAAGGTGCTGTTGAAACATCTCAGGGTCTTGGTGCTCTTAACGCTGACAAAAACAAGTACTATCGTCGTGTACGAGTTTCTAACTTGTTCTAAGATAGAAAAAATAAAAAGAGTGGCTTTAGTCACCGATTTTCAAAAGGGCCTTCGGGCCCTTTTTTTTATCCTTCATTTAATACATGAGCATCTTTTTTTGAAACGAAGTTGATGAATTGATAGCCATTATACTGGGCTGAGGGAGGTTGGCGAGTTTTATATTCAATATCGTCTTCAGATATGACATTAAAGACTTCCCCGATGCAGCTGTTGTACCATTTAGATGCATCAGAACACTTCACAATCATTATTTGCTTAGCCATAATATAGTTACCTTCAATTAAGAATCAGTGCACCAGAAGCTTCTGGATGCTTCTATTCTCTTTCCCAATATTTCATTATTTCAGTATCGCCATTTTCATCAATTTTGGTTTTAATATAATCATTATCTATTAGATTATTAATTACAATTTCAATTGCTCTTTTAGCCGAATGCTGGAGACCCCAAGACCATCCTATAACAGTAAAGACAATTGCAACTATTAAAAATTGAAATTCGTAAGACATATAGAGAAATCCTTATAGTTCTTTAATTCTAACTTTATATCATTATCTATACACGTTACCAACATAATTTCCAATTATCACGAGTTAAAAAATGGTTTCTAATGTATTCTTCTTCACTATCATAATTATGTCGATGTTGCGAATCATATCTATGAATTATATTACCGTCTTCATCTTCTTTTTTTACTATAAAACGATGATTTCCTTCTGCCTGAAATGTTGCGGTTCTTTTCCAATCAAATCCATATAAACTAACGCTAGTAGGATTATGCGATCCAATAATTGAAACTAATACAACACCACATGAGGGATGCTTAAACTTTTTTATGATATCCTTTTTCAGTTTTACACTATGTTTATTTCGATCTACACCGGGTGTACGCCAATCTTCATTCCAAAAAACACCTCCTTGTCTATTGGAATGAAGAGAAAGATCGAGTGTTACTCCGTTTTTCTTTTTGTAATCAAAATATAAATTACGTTGCTTTACGCTTTGAGGAGTAGACATTCGATTTTCATAATTTACTTTATCATTAAAAGCCCAAATATCTATTTTAGTTCCAGCGGCGTCAGTATGAGAAACTGGAGTATTATTGATGCGAATAACTACTTCATGGTCATCAATTTCTTTAGCGTAATCTAACTCCAATAAAGATATTGCGTTACCAACTATAGCAACACGTTTGTTATCAATAAATTTATTACTCATGATTTTTTACCAGTGATGAATAGCATTTGCCATGATAAAAAAACACGTCATAAAATTTACACTAACGATTATAGTTCTTACTATTGTAATGTATTTATCGTATGGTTCGGTTTTATCGTCTGAGTAACCGCCTAGACTATACTGCCAAATTTTCCAAAATTTATTCATAAATATTTTCCTACTAAAAATCCTAAAAGGAATATAAACCAATCAAAAACGAAATGCATTAAAAAAGAAATTGCAAAAATTTCTTTCCAATGTGTCTTACAAATATTTAATAATTCTGCTATTTTTTTCATGGGTCTATGTGGTTATTTCCAAACCATCCTGAAAATGTTATTCTATTATACCTTGCGCTAGGAGTTACTTCTCCCACAAAATGATTAACACCTTTGCGTTCTAGTTTCATTAAAATGAGCCTATTGAAAGTAGGTGATAAACCAATCCAACTATGCTTCACACCTATGTTTAACATACCACCCCATTCTGGTCTCCAAATAGGATTTAAGTTATATGTAAATGCGTACTCTCTCCAATCTGCTTGATCATTGTGTTGAGATAAAAAATCACCTTGTTTATAAATGCTGAGAAACGTTTCACTCATATACATTCTATCAACTTCGGGTGGTCGATGCTTATAGATTGTATTATGCAATTCACAATAGACACAATCACAATCTTTTCCGTGAGATGTTTCAGGATCAGTAGTACAAGTAGCCATAAAATGATACTTCATTCTATAGCCATCTCTGTCTGTAGGTGTCTCAACTATTTTTTCATAAAACGGAGTGTTAGGAATAATCTGTGTTATTATTTTTCCTTCTTTGTTCACCGCAGTACGACGATAGTTAAGGAGTTTTGGATCCATCATTTTTACTTTGTCAGATAATTCATATGCTAAACTTTCTGGTAAAAAGTTGTCATAACAAATAATGAATGGACCTATTTCACTTCGTATAGATTGGTGCTTCATACTGCTAATTTAAACCACTCAGGCTTTTGTCTTCCACGTTCCCACACCATTTTAAATCGAGATTGCTTAGTTTGATAGAATAATTTATACGATTTAATCGGATCATCTTCAAACATGCACTCTGGATTTGACTTCATTGCAAGAGGAAATGGTGTAAGTGACCCTTCACGAATGTTCTTTGGAAGAACACTCAAAGGGTATCTAAGCTGCAGGTCTGTTTTGTGTATTTTACCAAACCTAAAAGTATACTCGTCACAGAGGGCAACGAAGTGATTGTAATGCCATCTATAGTTTTCACTTGTTTCCATAGACCAAATAGTACAAGGATGCGCACCATGCACGTTTTTATAAAGTACTATTTCCATATTATCATTTGGATGTCGATAGTATTTTACCTTTGTCTTACCAGACTTAGAAGGACGCAATTCCATTGTACCATCAAGGAGTCGATGCGCGGTCGACAACATTTGGCCAGACTCAACTGTCATTTTTGGAATGTGCTTGTCACATTGATCTTGAGCTGCTAACTCAGGATTTTCATTGATTGCGAATACGTTCATTCAACATTTGCCTTTTATATTCTGCCTTTAGCCAGTATTTGTATTTGTTAAACCAAAATTTAGAATCATATTTTGGCATGAATCCTTCATAGGTTTCGACTTCTTCCATATGTTCTTGCCATTTGCCTGTCAACCAATTTCTAAACTTACCAGCTGATTTCAATTCTACTGTCTCCTGATCCATTCCAATTTACAGTACAGCCACAATCTTCGATCAATTGTAACACATCTTTGAGGTTTTGTACACCGTTTTCTGTTCCGTCAAAACAGAACACAGAACTACCGGCAACTTCGGGAGGCATACAAGCAAACCCTTCAACACTGGTATCAGGTTCAAACCCCAACTCATTCGTGTCAAACGAACCGTAGAGAATACCCTCACCACCGCAGTAATCACACTCAATGTACTCTTCAGTGTCTCCATCGTCGGCATCGTAATCGGGGTTATCGATCATTCCATCACCGTCACATGATGAACAATCCTCACCATCGCTATCAATCTGGCAGTCTTGTGAGTGATTAAACAGCACTTTGCTGAGGTCAACTTCTTTGCCTTCAAACGGACCTTCTTCGTGTTTGTAAGGTACTTCACTCCAAGCACAGGATTGACAGCAAGGCATGTTCCACCCAACGAACCAACCTTCAGCGATTAGTCGTTCTTGCATTTTTCTAAATCCATTCATTTCTTTACCCATTCATTAAGATCCCAGTTAAATTCATAGTTTTTCCAATCATGGCGACCATCTACAATAGGAGGCAATGACTTAGGCATTGGTTTCAACATCGTTTCGAAAGTAGGCATTTTAGGACGATACTTAGAAATTACATCGTCTGCTTGCTCATATCCACGAGCGATCAACACATTTTTCACGAAGTTGATTTTGTCAGCAACTGCAAGACCAGCGTGATAGGCGCGAGAGTCGTCTGCCATTTGGAAGTACCAGTCATGACCAGCACACAATTCTTTAAGATGATCAACGATTTCCATCGTTTGAGTTTCGTTAGTTATTTTCATTATGCATCCTTCCATCGAAAATCGTCATGAATGTAGATATCAAGACGCTTGCTGTTGGTGTATTTGTTACCAACTATATCGCCATGAAAACTATAACCTCTGGTACGAAAGGTATTCGTC